GTGGGATCCGCGCCAGCTTCGTCGCGGCCGGCAACTGGCTGGCGACCACCGGCGCCGGGTTGTTCAAGATGGCGGGCAAGATGATCCTGCAAGGACTGTTGCTCGGCATCGACCCCTCGATCGTACTGGCGAAAATCCGGAGCATCGCGCAGGGCGCGGTGCGGATCTTCAAGAGCGTCCTCGGCATCCATTCGCCCTCGCGCGTGTTCGCCGGGCTGGGCGGCTACATGATGGAGGGGCTCAACAACGGCATCGCCGGGGGCGAGAAGGAACCCGTCAACCGCCTGCACGGCCTCTCACGACGCATGACCTCCGCGATGGCGGTCGGTGCCATGGCGGGCGCTGTCGGCGCTCCAGCCGCCGCTGCTGGCCGTGGAGGCGGTGCGCCGGCACCAATTACCATCCAGATCTACGGCGCGCCCGGACAGAGCGAGGAGAAGATCGCACAGCTCGTCGCCAAGGAACTTGCCAAGGCGCAGGGCGCCGCCCGTAGCCGGGCATCCTATGCCGATCAGGACGAATTCTGATGCTGTTGGCCCTCGGACTCTTCGCCTTCGGCATCCCGACCCTTGCGCATGACGAGTTGCAGCGCCGCTCGGCGTGGAAGCATGCGACCTCGAACCGCATCGGCGCGCGCGACGCGACGCAATACGTCGGCCCCGGCGAGGAAACGATCGCGATCAGCGGGACCGCCTATGCGGAATTAAGCGATGGGCGCGCCTCGCTCGACGATCTGCGCGGCATGGCGGGCAGCGGGAACGCGTGGCCGCTGGTCGATGGCGCCGGCCGCGTCTACGGCGCCTTCGTCATCCAGACGATCGACGAGGGCCAGCGCGTGCTCCTGGCCGATGGCACCCCGCTCCAGATCGATTTTACGATCAACCTGCTGCGCGTCGACGATGAGGCGCGGTCGTGAACAACATCCCCGATTTCCGGCTAAATATGGGCGGCACGGATCTGCGCGGCACGCTGTTCGATGAAGCGATGCAGCTGCTCGACATCACCGACAAGGTCCGCCCGCGGCTGGTATCCCTTTCGCTATCGGAAAAGCGCGGCGAGGAGGCCGATCAGCTCGACATCGTCCTCGACGATTCGGACGGCAAGCTCGACCTCCCGCCGACCGGCGCTACGCTGCAGCTGCAGATAGGTTGGAAACAGGGCAACGATGTAATCGTCGGCCTTGTCGACAAGGGGCGATTCCTAGTCGACGAGGTGTCCCACAGCGGCCCGCCCGATCAGGTGACGATCCGGGCCCGTGCCGCCGACTTCGCCAGCGATATCAAGACCCGGCGCGAGAAGGCGTATCACGGCACCACGCTGGGCGCGATTGTCGCCGAGATTGCGGGGCGGCATAAACTGAAGCCGCGCTGTGCCGCCGCGCTGGCGGGGATCGCCATCACCGCGAAGATCCAGAGCCGGGAAAGCGATCTGGCGTTCGTGCGCCGGCTCGGCCGGGAGCATGGTGCAGTGGGAAAGATCGCGGCGGGAGCGCTGATCTTGGCGCCGATCGGGGCGGGCAAGAGCGCGTCGGGCAAGGCGTTACCTAACGTGACCATCCCGCGTCGCGATGGCGACAGTCACCAGTTCACCCGACAGAAGCGCGATGACGTTCCCGGCGTTGCGGCAACATGGCACGACCGGAAGGCCGGCAAACGTCGCACTTTTACCGCCGGTAAGGCGGACGGCGCCAAGAAGCTCGCCCGCGTCTACCCGACTGAGGAGGCGGCGCAGACCGCCGCTAACGCCGCTCACGGTAAGGCCGGGCGAGAACCGGTGTCATTGACGCTGAACCTGCTTGGTCGTCCGGATCTCGCGCCCGAGCAGGGAGCAACGGTGCAGGGATTCAAGGCCGCGGTCGACGCTATCCGATGGGTCGTAACCGAGGTCGACCATTCTCTAGGTGATCAAGGCTTTACGACCCGTCTCAAACTCGAAGCAGCTGGCGCCAACTGAAGTTACATCCGACGCCCGATGAAGACGACGCGACCAACAATCCGGATTTCATTGGGAGCTACTTCGTCGAGCGGAACGGTCGCATTGTCCGAGAGGATCGCGATGCGGCCGGACGGTCTCACTCGCAACCGCTTGATCATCGCGGCGTCGCCCATAGTGAGAGCCCAAAGCACGTCCTGCTGCCGGAAATCAGTCTGCGACTTATCAATTAGCACAATATCGCCGTCGACCACGGTCGGCATCATCGAATCGCCCCTTCCGCGTGCAAACACCAACATAGAAGGCGGTGCGTCGGTTAACGCGGATAACCACGCGCGCGGGAAATGCCGGGGAGTAACCTCGATCGGCACTTGATCGGTAAAAGTCTCACCGAGTCCGAATGCCAAATCAATTTCATCGATAGCAACGAGGTCGAGCTGATCCGCAATGACCTCGTCAGTCGGTAACAGCATCGCGCCCTCCTGCGGATCGTCGACCTGACCAGCGAGATACGCCGGCGTGGTTTCGAGGATCTGCGCGATCTTACCGATGTTCGGAGTGCTGCGGGACGAGCCATTTACCAGCTTCCCGATCGCCTGTTGCGAGATGCCGACGCGGCGCGCCAGTTCGGCTTGGCTTAGACCAAGGTGCCGCATTCGCGCAGCGAGACGCTCCATCACGATCATACCGAACACCTACAACCAAAGTTTATTTGCGATAGGGAAACGTGGATGTTGACACGGCAACAACTGCGGTTGTAGTCAGTTGTTATGGACGCAAGCACCACCCCTTTCGAAGCGTTGAAAGCCTCGGTCGAGAAGATCGGGTCGCAGTCCGCCTATGCCCGCCTGTGCGGTGTTTCGCAGACTGCAGTCTGGAAGTGGCTGCAGAGCGGCAAGCGCCTCCCAGCTGAACACGTAATCACCGTTGAGGCCGAGAGCGGTGTTTCGCGTCATTTGCTACGTCCCGACATCTATCCTCTTGCTGAAACAGGGGTTTCCTCTTCCGCCGATGATGCAGCAGTAGAGGCCGGCGCGCCGATCGTCGCTTTCGATCGGCGCGCCGGAATGAAGCGGGCAGCAGGCGCATGACGCACCTCCGCGCTCCCCTCACATTCCCCGCTGCCATGACCCGCGTTGCCGGCGTCATCGGCTGGCCAGCCTGCGCTAAGATCGCCGATCGGAGGGAACGCACCGTTCGCTACTGGTCGCAGGACAACTGCACCTCCGCCCCTTCGGTGACGCTCGCGCTGATGTTCGACGCTGCCTATCGTGCGGCGGGTGGCGACGGCGCCCCGTTCCTCGACGCTTTCGCGCATCAGCTGCAGCTGGAGATCGAGCATCAGGACGCTTGTCGGCGCCAGCTTGCCGACGCGATCGGCGAAGCATCTGCCGAGAGCGGCGACGCCATCGCTGCCGCCGTCGCGCTCACTGTTACCAATGCCTCGCCGCTGCAAGCGCTTCGCGCGCTCGCCGAGGCTCAACAGGCCCACAGCGCTTTCGGGCGCCTGATCCGGCGCCTGTCACCCTTCCTTCCGTCCGACAGAGGGTCGGGCGCGGGAAATGCCGGGGGCAACCAGTGAAGAAAGCGAAACGTACCTACCCTCCGCGGATGCCGGCGATTGCCTGCCCGCACTGCCAGTCCCGCAGCATCGTTCGGAACAGCTGCGACATCTACGACCTTGTTCGCGAATTGCGCATGACCTGCGAGAACGTCGACTGTGGCCACGTCTTCGTGGCGCAGCTGTCGGTGATCCGCACGCTCCGCCCTGCTGCGAACCCGAACCCGAAGATTCAGATCCCGTTCGGCGAATGGCGCAACCGTCCGGCCGAGCCGGCGAACGACGATCATCCACCCTTGCCCGCCAACGATGACGACCACGGCCTCGGCGCCGCGATCAGCGCCGCCTTCGCGCTGCCGATGACCACCTGAGTTTCCGCGGCCCCGCGCCGCGCCCGCCTTCGCTGCCACGCCCCCGCCGAAAGCCCCCGCTTCCGGTAATGCCACCCGCTTGCCCTGAAAGATCGCCCTCCTCGTGCAACCCGACATTCTTCGCGAGGTCCTTTCCAAATTGAAGGCCGACTACGGCTTCAAGGAAAAGGGCCGCTATTTGCAGGAGGGGAAATGCCCCGCCTGCGACAAACGCGAGCTGTTCACATGGGCCGACAAGCCGTTCGTCCTGCGCTGCGGCCGGGAAAACCGGTGCGGCGAGACGTTTCAGGTCAAGCCGCTGTATCCCGAGATCTTCGACGACTGGTCGAAGCGTCACGTCCAGACGGCCGAAAACCCGAACGCCGCGGCGGACGCCTATCTG